GCTAGGCGTCATACTTAACGAGTACTTAACTCATTGCTTAACTCTTTCGTAAAGACACTCAAATTTTACATTAAAATCCTATAAATCTTAGTTCTAAGTTAATTATATTTTTATTTTTTTTTTAGGCTAATTTAAAATAAGATTTATAAGATTTTAATATAAAAACGTATCTTTACTACCTAATAAGTAGCACCAGCCAGTGAATATTTAGATATTCAAACTAAAGTTTGATTAATTAGCAATATAGTTGAGACTTATTCTAGCAATGTCTCAACAAGTTTTTGTAGCTCAAATGACATTTCTTGGTGCCTATGATAACAAGTACGTAACTCTACCAGGTCTTCTGCTAGTAGTTGTGCCGACTCGACATCACCGTCACATAGATGGTCTATAATTAGCTCTTTTAGTACTTCATAACAATGCTTATATTGCTCATTAGTTAAGTTCATATTACTTACTCCACTTTAGTTAATATTGTAGATAGCACTCGCAAGTACTATCGGCAATGTCAACTATAGTGCTTCAAGAGCATCCGCTAGTAAGTCGAATCCGTGCTCGTCACTTCTTGGCACGATTAACTTAGATTCTTTAAGAATTGCTTCTTGCTCACTAGCAATATCTTCCGGAAGTATCTCGCCCTTACTAACTTTAGTTAATAGCTCTTGTTCGGCAAGTTTCTTCATACGTTGTTGCTTAGTCCAAGCTGAAACGCCTTCTTTGCACATTGTATTCAATCCAGTTGCCTGGTTAGAAGCCTTCTTGCCGTATTCTGTTTTAGATATTAACTCCCACTTCTTATGATAGTAACAATATACCGCTACTACCTCGTCATCAATCTTGTGGAAAGTTGACCCATTAGTGCCACCAGCCGATTTCTTACTCATTAGCTCAGCCAACTCAGGTAGTAACGTACTAACCTTCTTGTTTTTGTTAGCTTCTAATAGAGCATAAATCTCTTCAAATTGTTTTTTGACTTGCATATCATAGTCTCACTATGTTAGTTAATATTGTCGATAGCACTCATTATAGTAAGTACTATCTGCAATGTAAACTACTTTACTAATTGAAGCTCATCATTGATATAAAACTTTATAAACCCACCTCTAGGTTTTAGATAAGGTATAGCTACATTATATCGCCAATTATTGACTTCTACTTCATCTATAGTGTCTTCTATAGCTTTGTCTACTACATCACTGATAAGTAATTCCATTCTAACTTTAATCTTCATTTGTTTATTCACTATGTTTGTTAGTTGATAATTAAATAATAGTGTCTATTTATAAAAAAGAACAACAGTTTAAACAAATCAATAAATCAATTTCAATCAGAAAAACTGATGAGCACTATTTATATATATGTGCGCACGCGAATAACACGAAACAACTTTGTTGTACACGTTTTTTATATATTATTTAGCTATACTGATATATTATTTAGCTATACGTCTGTACGTTTATGCTTCCAGGCGTTTAGACGTCTGTACGTGTAGACGTTTATGCTTCCAGGCGTTTAGACGTCTGTACGCGAAGATTCCCGGACGTGTAGAAGTGTATATGTCTGGACATCCAGGTGTTTAGACGTCCAAACATGTAGATTCCCGGACGTTTAGACGTCTGTACGTGAAGATTCCCGGACGTTTAGACGTCTGTACTTCTATACTTCCCTACGCCCTGGGGCCAGCCTGGCCTAGCACTTGACAACGGGAGGTAGTGTTTGGTATTGCCCACCGTCTGTATATTTATTAAATTTATTATAACACCTAATAAGGTGTTATTAAGTTTACATAGTAGTGTCCCGTTATCTGTATACTTATTAAATTTATTATGACACCTTGTGAGGTACTTAGCGTTTGATGTGCTCGTATATCGTAATACGTGCAGTGTCCCACGATTTCACAGTGACCCACTTGTCAAAACGTTTTATTAAATATCCCGTATCGAAAGAGGTGTCTGCGTTATTTATCACAGTTTCTAAGTGAGTTACTACCGCACGATGAACATGTGGAAGCACTTGTTTGTAAATCTCACCGCCACCTATGAAGCAGAGACTCTCATTTCGAAGTAACACATCAGCAAGCGACTCGCCGGTGCTAGACAACACAATTAGCTTACGTCCAGGTAGTGGTTGAGGGTTATTAGTTGGGTGATATCCAAAGCTTTCGGCAGTCTTACGCCCAGCAACTACTGTCTTACCCGTAGTGTACCACTTGAACCACGCCATATCTTGAGGCTCATCAAAACCTAAGTTGTCATTAGCTCCAATGCTTCCATACGGGTCTACTGCTACAATTAGTTCTCTTACGTTAATACTCATACGTCGTATCCTGTGTTTCTTACTTTGTTGGTTCTAGTTCGCTCAAAGCGTTCTTGAGCGGATTCGTGTTGCGTTAGTAATTCGATTGTGTTAGCTGCAAATTGTCGTACGGTATCTGCTCCGTGAGAGAACTCATCGTGCACAGGCGATGCTATCCACACTTGTAGTTTCTCGTCCCACTTCTTAGAGTAGTTAAGCATACACTCACGAACGTAAGTACAACGACTGTCTACAACTAAATGTGGTATGATACGGCGGACGCACTCGATACCATGCTCGATGCCCTGACGTGGTAGAGTGTCTAGACGCCAGCGTAAGTTGTGTTCGCGCTTGAACTCTTTAACTATATCAAGACGAGACTTTGCCTGGCCGTTCGACTTGCTTGAGCCTTGTTCTCGTACTGCTATATCGTGTGGGAAGCGTACTGCTCTTACGTCGTATGGAGAGTCCATGATAGACTCCATGTAATGGCGTAGACTCATACCGTTGTTCCAGTATTCGTCGATGATACGCCACTCTCCTCTGTACCACTGAGTGTATAGGATAACGAAGTAGTCATCTACACCCAGGTCCACATATACGTCGACTGGTAGGTTCGGGTCGTAGACGTCTGAGCGCCATTTGCCTTTGCGTACAACGTGTTCATTAAATGCTCGTGCGTAATATGTGCCGTCGCGTGATGCTGTGAACGCCTCTTCAGGTGTTGCAGGGTACTCTTGGTATATATCACCGCCCAGTTCTCGGCGTTGAGCTATCCAGAAGTTCTTCTGTGTACGCGTGAGCGTGATATTTAGCTTCTTCTCCAGCTCTTTGAAGTATATAGCTGCTTCTTCGTCAACAGTCTGGTCCACATCGATGTTACAGTCAGGGTCATTAACCCATGATAAGAACACAGGGTAGAAGTCTTTAGGTGTCATCTGACCACTGTTAAGTGCCGCTTCAGCATCGTCCCACATTACTTTGAATGCGTTACGGCCTTCTGCTGTTGACTCGATAATACCCGTCTGGCCTTGACCAAGCGCTTGGAGCGTGCCGGTCTTAACTTCTTTAGCTCGTTTAGGGTATTGATTAGCTATTTTACCGAACTCCGACACATGCAAGCGCTGCAGTGTTGCTGAACGGAATGACACACGAATGAATATGTTAGAGTTGTTAGAGAATGAGAATTGTTTAGAGTTATCCTTATCCAGGGTAACACCAATAAAGTTCTTAACGTCTTGGTCAAGCATGTCCCATAGAAACTTAGCTCTTTCAAGAAGCGTTGACGCCTCATCCGTACCTTGCGCCATTAGACCTAGGTTTAAGAATGGACAGAATACAGCATCATCGAAGTACGACACAAGCCACAGTGTTGAGATACCTTGTTGACGAGACTTCAATATTATAACACGTGGATGCGTACGCGAGCGCGCGTATACAACGTGTTGGGCGTAGTTCATTCTGAAAGTTACAGGGTTACCGCCTTTACCGATGATAGTGTAGCAGTTGTTTAGCCGCCACAGCTTAGAGCTAAGGTATTTGTTCTCAAACTCCTCGTTAGATATACCAGTTGGTGGGTCGTCGTTAAAGAAGTCGTAGTAACCTATCATATCTGGATAGAGGTCGTTGAATTGTTCTTCTGTTATGCGCAGATTCTTCATGTTAAGCTCCAGGTTTATCGCTCAAGAACTTAGTGTACTTAGGTGCGCCGCTGTCACCTATGTTGTTTTGTACGTTGATTTGCGTCTGGTTCTTATTAAAGAACGCGTTCTGTAGGTCACATATAATACCACAGAATACTTGCAACTCTGATGCGTGCTTAGCTGACAGTAAGCTAGACTTGGTTTGTTGTACTAACGCCATAGCAGTCTTTTGTAACTCTGTATTCAGCGTTTCTAAGCCGTCAAGACCTTTAGTTACTTTAGTTACTTCTTCTTGCAACTGCAGTTCTTCACCTACTTGCTCTATTAACAAGCGGTCTGTGTCTATTAGACTAGCAATAGTGCCATTAGTCTTAGCTTCTTTTAGTTGTGACCGCAATCTAATTACAGATGAGTAACTAACACCAGCGTCATCTGCGATGTCTCTAGGGTCTTGGCCAGCTTCTAGTAAGCTTATGACTTTGTACTTGTCTTTATCTTCCATCGATAGCCTCGTCTTTATACGCGCGCAAAAGTTCAATCACGACCAGGCTAAAGTTTAGCTTATGTTTGTTGCAATGTGCTTTTACGTCTTCGATTAGTTGCTTGTCTTCAGGTCTTTTCTTATCCTGAGTAGAAAATGTGTAAACTGCCATTATTAGCTCCTGCGGTCTCAATGAGATTAATTATAACAAAAATATTTTACATCGTGAATTTATTTTGGTATATTTATATAAGTTTAATAACAACCCTTTCAATAATAGAGGAAACAAACATGAGTACTTCAGATAACGCTGACACTCCTACGTTCGAACAACAAGTTAACGAAGTTGTTTCGCAAGCAACTTACGATGACAGCGGCAATATGCAATTGCCTGACGGCGTTGAAGCTAACGAAGCTGTATTATATGCAGCCAAATTAGAGAAGCAACGTCGCGACACTCAATCGTCTTTTACTAAACTTGCCCAGGAGAAGAAACGCTTAGAAGCTGAAAATACTAAGCTAACTGAAAGCTGGCAGCAAGACTACTTAAAGACTCTATCCGTAGCAGACCAGGCTGAGATGGAAGAGCTTAAGGTACAAGACCCCGAAGAGTGGCGTAACAAGATGAATCAGCTAGAGCAAGCAGAAGCAGCTAAGTTCAGCGAACGTCGTCAGGCAATCTCCACCGAAGCTTCACAGCTAACCGAACTAGAGTTGCGTGAGCAACAGCTAGAAGAGTTTAACAAAGCTAACCCAGACTTCCAGATTACAGATGACGTAATTGATAACGATATCCCTCCACGCTTAACTAAGCAGCTAGAGCAAGGTAAACTGTCATTTGGAGAGTTCCTGGAAAAAGCTAAGAAGTATGTCACTACGCCTAAGAAGATTGCAGGTCAAAATGCGCCTGACGAACCTAACCTTGGGCAAGCTCCTGGTGGTCATAAACCGTCAGACCGCGCTCGTGAGCAGCAAATGAGTACAGACTATAAAAATGAGATTTTTTAGTGTACAGCCGTTGATTTTTATACTATAATGAAATAGACGGTAGAAAATTATGAAGCGACTATCCAGTTACTGGACTCGCTTCTATCCTACCTCCAGGTTTCCAATTAGGCTTGGAAGTACCTACTTTATTACCCTAACTTTAATTATATGAGGAAAATCTTATGCCTACTGGTGTAGTAAAGATTGGCTCGGATTTAGAACGCCGTAAGTGGATGCGTGAAGGCATGATTCAAGCCGCATCACGTTCGTTCTGGACTCCTATGACAGGCTCGTCAAAAGACGCTGTTGTGTTCCAAGCCAATAACGAAAATTCAAAAGAAGGCCATACTGTAGTATTCGACTTTGACGGTAACCTTTCAGGTAAAGCTATCAAAGGTAAAGAGACTGCGTTTGGTAAAGGCGAGCAGAAACGTAAGTTCTCTGACAAAATCACAGTTGAGCGTTATCGTTTACCTGTAGACAACGGCGACAAGTTCGACGGTGTTAACATCGGTGACCTTAGCATCAACGAGCATATGGACTCACGTTCAAAGCTTGGTGATTTATGGACGCGTTGGAAAGACCAGGCGTTATTTGATGCTGCTCAAGGTATCGTCACTACTCTTGATGAGTCTACACAAGACGCATCACACGTAATTGACCTTGGTACTACTTTCAACTTTAACACGTTGTTAGACATTGAGCGTACGCTTAAAACGTCACAAGGTTATTCAACTGGCGGCATCCGTGCTCCACTAACTCCTTATCGCGTTGAAACTGGTATTAACGGTTCACAACCTGTATGGATTATGCTGCTTGACGTACACATGGCTAACGCGCTACGTAAAGACACTGCTGGTTGGCAGACTATCATCAAAGATGGTGACGTTCGTGGCGGTCAGAACCGTAACCTTACTGGTGTACTTGGTCGCGTTGGTTCACTTATCCTTATGGAAGCTCCATCGTTCTTCGGTTATACTGCAGGTAATGGCGCAGGCTTTACTATCGACGATTCTGAAGTTGAAATCTCAGGCTTACGTCAGTACGATACTGTGAACGATGCTTGGACTGGTCAAGAAGGCTTCAGCTTTGCGTCTACGCTACAGTCTCGTGGTCTTATCCTTGGCGCTGGTGCATTACAGTGTGCAATGGGTAAACAACCTGACTACAAGTTCCAAGAGTCTGAAGACTTTGGTATCAAGTCTGAATCTGCACTTGAAGTGTGGACAGAAGTTCGTAAAGCTCGTTACAAGCTTGAAAGCGGTAAGTCGTACAAGCAAGCTAAAATTGACGGCATTGACAACGGCGTAGTTGCTGTTGACTTCCAGGTTTCTTAAGGGGGAATAACAAATGGCTAATACTTCATTAGTGAAAGATAAGACTTTCGCACAGAAGAAGTCGCATAGCCTATTCGCCGGTCGCTTGGTGCAGTCTGCTGCGCCTGGCGAAGGTGAGATTGGTGTAGCTACAGCTAACTATAAGTTGGCTAACCTACCATCGAATGCGATTATCACTGACGCTTACATCATGGTCAACACTGCTTCGGACGCTGCTACTTCAGCTACGGGTTCGCTTGGTACTGCTGAAGCAGGTACTCAGATTCTTTCTGCTGCTGACCTTAAGGCTACAGGTGAGCAAGGCACGTTTACAGGTAAGTTTGATACTGGTACAGGCGTTGAACTATTCTTACGTGTAGTGACTTCAGGCGCAGCTACTGCTGTTGCTGACATCACTGTGGTTGTTGAGTACATTGAGTACGAGAAGACGACCGGCGAATATACTCGCTTCTAACCAATAGCCCGGCTTCGGCCGGGTTTCTTCCTCTGGAGGTTGTATGATTAACCTTAATATTCCTTTTGAGGATGGTACTTACCTCCGTAAGTTCTCAAGTCCTCGCGATAAACAACACGACGTGGCTTTAGACTTAACCGACGTTACTAGCGGCACCTTAACTATTCGTGCGCGCAAGCCTGGTTCTACCTATTTTGAAAGTGTACCAGACGGCGTTATCGACTTAGCAGTTCCCCACTCTGTTACTTTTGTTGGCGCAGTACGTGAATACGAGTTTACTTTAGCTTCGACAGTAGGTACTACAGCAGTACTAGAGATTACTGACACTTCGACTGGAGGTGAGTGATGGGCAGAGGTTACAGCAGAATAACTCAGGCAGGCTCTAGTGTAAGCGTAGGTTTCTTCGACTATAACGACGCCGCTACTGCTGTCACGCCTATCAACGTGCCGACAGGATTAGTTAATGTAGATTTGACTAATGACGCGGCAGGACCGTTCACAAACACATCCTACCCTCCTTTAGCTGTTACAAAGGTTTGGGACCCCGTTACTAATTTATTTGACTGGTCTGAGCTATCACTAGGCGATATAGTAGACATACGCCTTGACATCGTCATAACAACTACAACGCCTAATCAACTCGTAGAGATAGACTTACTACTTGGAGTAGGTGCAGGTCAGTACGCGATACCTTTTACTCGTAATACCTACAAGAATTCTGGTGCCCAGGCTATAAATAGATATAACGGCGTTTATATGGGTGATGCCAACACAAGAGACAATCCAGCAAAGTTTGTAGTGCGAAGTGACGCTGCAGCTACTGTTGTCGTAAATGGTTGGTATTGTAAAGTAGTAGAGCGAGGCTAGAATGAACAGAATTGAGCGTATACTTAAACAGTCTCGCGTTACGTTAGCTGATAAGAATGCTGAGAGATGGTCTGATGAAGACCTACTATCAATACTGAGTGAAGGGCATAGGGACCTTTGCCTTCACTCTAGTATTCTTACAGGCAAATATGACTTGTACCTAGAAGTTGGCGAGCAGCAGTACACTCTACCTGACGACGTGTGGGAACTAACTCGTGTGACGTATGGTGAGCGAGTACTACCTTTAGTTAGTCATAGCGATTTAGACGACCAGACTTTAGCTAAGTTTAACATTGACTACGGTCTTGATGTTGCAGCTGATGACTGGGAAGCTTCTACAGGTTCACCCTGTGCTATATTGTATGACAGACGCAATGTCAATGAGCTTAAGGTGTTTCCTATTCCAGATGAGTCTATTACTGACCGTGACTACGAGCTTGACTTAGCTAATCCTGAACAGTTCTATGGTGATGGTGCTTTTGGTGTGGTAGTTAGCATCGGTGATTATACGTTTGATAGTCCGTTTGGTTGTATCACTGGTTTGTATGACCCTCGCGTGTCTAAAGAGGTTATAGACCCAGTATTTGGCGTAGTTAGTTCTATCCAGGAAACTAGTACAATCTTACGTTGTTACTACAAGAAAGTACCAGACCACATTGAAGCAGTTACAGATACTCTATTGACTCCTCCAATGTTTGATACCGCTCTTAAGTATTACGTTATCGGTCATGCGTTTATGAATGACTTGAATCAAGAGTACCAAGCTAAAGGCGCACAACAGTTAGGTTTCTACGACCGTGAGTTACAAATGATTAAGAATACTGCCAAGCGTAGTGCAACACAAGCTTCGCAATTCACTACACCTTACAGAGGAGCTTTTTAATGTCAGATAGCACCGCACTGATAAAGAAAAGTCTCGCTGGGTTACAGGACCTAACTTTAGGTAAAGGTACTGAAGAACAACAGCGAGGCAGTGGCGTCTATACTATAGATAAGGTTCGCTTAAT